TATGATGAATATGGTATATCGCTTAGCCCAGCAAACAATTCGAAAGAAGCAGGGTGGAATAGAGTTGGTGAGTATCTACGAATCGACCCAAACCATATACACCCGATTACAGGAAAATACGGATCTCCCAGAATATTCTTCTCTAGCCGATGTCGAAACTTACTTACCGAAGTCCCTGAATATATATGGAAGAGGCTATCAGATGAATCATCAAATCCTAAAGAAGAAGCTCGGAAATTAAAAGATCATGCTTGTGATGCGTTGAGGTATTTAGTAATGTCAATGCCTTCTCCTTACTCTAAGTCGAAGATGGATAACGCTCCTTATGGATCGTTTAATTATATGCTTCAGCAGAAGGGTGATAGAAATGCTAAGAAAGGGATGATACTAAATTGAGTCCATTTATTGACCAGTTATTAGATATAATTGGAGGTAGAGAAAGCAGCTCTGGCAAACGCAGAGCATTACAAGAAGAGGAAAGACAGTACTACGAGGAAAATCCCCAAAGCACTTTAAGATTAACTCCTACGGAGTGGACAACTCCATTTGGTATGCCAGTATATACAGATCAACATGGGCAACGGCACTCGGAAAGTTCTGAAACCATACAGTTTTCCAATGGCGAGTGGGGGGCTGTTCCTATGATTTGGCCTGATCCAAAAACAGGGAGCGCAAGGTATTTTACGCCAGACGAAACAAAAGACTTAATTGAGTCTAATAATTATACCAATCCTGTAAGTGGGAATAAAATTACACTATTTGGCTCAGAACCCGAAGCAACCGATTCTGCAATTGATCGTGATCTAGTGTTGAGAGATAAAAAGCATCCTTGGAATAAAGAAGGCCAAAAAAACACTATGAATCAACTGCTAAAGACTATTAGGAAAAATAAATAATGGCTAAAATGGACAAAGAAGCTAAAAACGAATCTGATCTCTACGATATGTGGAAGAGTAAGGTATCGGTAGCTAAAGATCACTTCGATAAGTTTAAGGGTAAGGAATTAAAACAATACCGTAAGGCTTACGAAGGAGATCAGTGGTCGGATGACCAGAAAGCAAAATATAACAATGAAGTTGTAGATAACATGGTTTACATGGTTGTTTCGACTTTAGGCCCAGCTATTGGTATGAGCAGGCCAGAGGTGTATGTTACTTCTCGAAAATCATCCGTTATGATTCAAGGGAAGAAAACTGATCCATCTCTTGCGGCTGCTAGATTAAAAACATTACTCGATTTCATGTGGAAGAAACTTGACCTTGAAGTTGAATTTATGAAAACAATCTCGGATTCCTTAATAGCTCATGATGGTTATCAGTATACTGGTTATGATATGGAGGTCTATGAAACGGAGACTGATTCGGGGCAAAAAATAGATTTAATTGAATCTGAAAATATTGTATGTCAGAGATTAGATCCAGCATTTGTTCTTAAAGATATGATGTCAACTGATCCTGATTTTAAAGATGCTAGATGGATAGCAATTAAATGGGAAAGAGCATTAGATGAAATCAAGAATGATCCGAATTATAGTGGGGTAGACAACCTTGAACCAAATGGTACTATCCAATTTGATAAAATTACAGAAAGGTATTCTTTTGCTGCTGCGGATAGAACAGTAGGCCAGCCAACAACAAATATCAATGGGGCTGATAAATGGGCTGAAGCGGTAGAGGGATGGGATATTTGGGATAAGAAAAACAAAAACTTTTATTCTATTGTTCTAACACATGATAAGTTTTTGAGGAAAGAGAAACAATGGCCTTTATCATATAATGGAAATGGGTTTCCTATAGATGTTTTATGGTATAACTATAATCCATCAAAACCTTACCCATTGGCAGATACTGGTTTATACCTTTCAAAACAAATGGCTTTGAATTTCCTTGAGTCTATTTTAATTGACCATGCGGATGTTCAGTCAAATGTAAAAGTACTAATTGATCAGAAAAAGATTCCACCAGGACAAAGTGTTGAGTCTTGGTTGAAAGGCCCAGCATGGAGTTTTCTTAAAACAAAAGGAGATCCAAATACTGCAGCTGCTATTCTTGGGCAAGCGCCTGGAGCTGGTGAGTTGTTTAGTACGATTCAAGCTCTTAAAAGAGACATTCTTCAACAGGTTGGAGTTGATCAATTTATGGTTGGGGCTCCAGAGAAACTAGAAACAGCTGGGGAGGTTGATAAGATTTCTCAAGGATCTACAGCGAAGCATGCATTTCGTTCGAGAGCTGTTGAGAGGTTTGAATCAAAGGTATTAACTAAGTTAGCTAATGTTATTCAACAAGTGTCAACTGAGACTGAGATCCCCTTAGATGATGGACAGTTTAATACTTTTGCTAATGTGGCTCCAGAGTTATTAGTAAATGGTGAGCAATCTCAGGACTTAGGAAATGGTAGTATGGCTCAGGAGAAATTGCCCTTTATGAGAGTTGATAACGAATTGCTTCAAGGTGAGTTTGATTTTGAAGTTAAGATTGGATCGACCAAACATACTGATGAAAATGCTGAGAAACAAGATGCTTCTTTATTAACACAGTTTGCTAATTCTAATCCTTTAATTAATAAGGTTGAGGTTACTAAGATTGCGTTAGAGAAACTTGGGTTTGGTCATTACATGGATCGAATTTTACGAGATCCGAAAGAGGTTGCTAATGAGCAGAAACAATCCTTTCAGGCGAAGATGGAAGCTCAAATGGCGGAACCAAAACTTAAAACTCAGACGGATATGCAGAAAACTCTTGAGAAGAATAAAACAGCGTTACAATCTGCAATGATTAAAGCACAAACAAGCCAAGCAGTAGATCAAGGTAAACAGCTATCGGATGAGAAAGACCGGAATAACTCATTACTTCAAACAGTTCTTAAGATTGTTGGAGATAAGAATAAAGCATCTGGGAATGGAGGAGATAGATAATGCCAGGATTGAGTAGTTTGAATAAGATATTGAAAGCTGTTAAAGCTGGGGATATTTCACCTTCTTATGCGAGAGAGGCGAAAAGAGCTATTGGTCAAAAGCCAAAACAAACTAGGCCTAAAGAGTTTAACAAGAAGAAATCAAAAAAAGATAAAACTAAAAGAATTAACAAAGAGATATACTAATGCCATTATATGATCTAAAATGCCCGATGTGCGACCTTGAGTATGAAGGTTTTGCCACAGTAGATAACAAAGACATCATACCTTGTCCTAGATGTTTAGGTTCAATGTCAGATAAAGCGTATGGCGTAACTCAAGTAACTTGTAAAGCTGTTCCAGAGGTGTATGGACATTATGACTCTGGACTAGGATCATATATAGGAAGTAAGAAAGACGAGAGTAGAATTAAGAAAGAAAAGAACTTAGAAGAATTAAGTCCTTATGAAACGATTTCCACAACTCATGGTGTTGATAAAGAGAAGGAAATTAAAAAAAACAAAGCGAACGACTATATCGAATGGTATAGTGCTGATAACGCTTAATTAAATGAAAGAGGTGTAATATGTCCGAGCAAGAAACCAGTGCAATTGCTTCAGATCTAGTTCATGATGATGAGGATGATGGATTCGGGACTGCAGATGATTATGGTCACGAAGTTGTTGAAGATGATCCTGATTTGATTGATGAAGGAGATGAAGATTTAGCAGATGGAGAATCTTACGAGGAAGATGGGTATGAAGATGAAGAACTCGGGGACGGAGAATCATCTAATGAGTTTAGTCCAGAAACAAAGAGTTACAAGGAGATGCAATCCATGTACTCTAAAACACAGAATCGAGCTTCCGATCTGGAAGGGCAACTTAGCGAGATCGAGGACCGTCTCAAGCCCTTAGGAGGACTCGAAGGTGTGGTTAGATCACTCACCTATGTGCAAACTGATCCAGAATATCGTGCATTGACAGCTAAGAAATCAGGGCAGTCTATACCTGGAGTGGATGAATCTAATCTTACTCCAGAGGCTAAGGAAGCATTAGAGCTAGTAAAAAAGACTGTCAGGGCGGAGTTAGCACAGGAGATGCGAGCATACGATGAGCAACATGTAAAACCTCTGGCTGATCAGGTCCGTCAGACTAACCTTGATTCTATCGCAGATTCCTTGCTTGATAATCATGGGGAGCAGTTTCAAGAGCAGCTTCCGACAATCGAAAGATTGGCAAAAAAGCTCCCCCAAGTACTGCTTGATAATCCCACTTACGAGGTTATGGAGACTTTATATCATGAGTCTTTACGAGAGGACGGTAAAGCTGAAGCTTACTATCTTCAGCAACACCAAAATAAGGTTGATGGGAGAAAAGGAAAAGTAACCGGCACTCCTAGATCATCAGGAGCGTCTCCAAATACGCCTAAGTTTAATAAGCCGAAAACTATGTTTGATGCTGCTAGGATCGCAGATAAAAGATCAGCTTATAAAAGACGAAGTCGTTAATTTTAAATGTTTGTAAAGGAAATACCAAATGGCAGACCAACGCTCAGAAACATTAACTCATAATGCGTTTCTGACTACGACTATGGCAGAGTACATTCCTACTCTCCAAGACAATATTTTTATTGAAGAACCAGCACTGTCTTGGATGAATGGAAAACTCGGTAAAGCTACCGGTCGAGATAATAGTCCTAAACGAGTACTTACTGGTGGCGAGCATATTCTTGAGCCTATTATGTATGAATCTAACTCTACAGTAGATTCGTATTCAGGGGCTGATGCAATTGACACTACCTTGCAGGATGGCATGACTAACGCACGTTTTGATTGGGCTCAGTATTCTGGAACTGTAGGTATTACAGGTAAAGAAAAACGAGCCAATCGTGGAAAACATGCTTTGATTAACTTGCTTGGAGCTAAGACTACTCAGCTTGAGTCTTCTTTGTCACAGCGTTTAAATACGGATCTGTGGGCAGCTTCTGCAGGTAATGGTGGATTGAACATTGATGGTATTCCATTGCATGTTTCAGCTACTGTTGCAACTGGTGGGTTGGCGGTTACTGCTGCTGATGGCACTTGGAAAAGTCCTGTTTCAGATACGATTACATTTTCATCTGCTGGTGTTACTAAGATGGATAACATGTATAATCAAATCCGTATTCAGGGTGGCTTTCCAAGGGTTATTTTTACAACTCCAACTGTGTATGAATTGTACAATGCTGATCAGCAAGGTCAGAAACGTTACACTAATACGCTTGTAATGGATGCTGGTTTTATGAATGTAACTTTTAATGAAGTTCCGATTATTTTTGATAATAGGTGTACTTCTGGAGCTATGTATTTCATGGATCCTAGGCATATTCGTTGGGTTGTTCATAACGAAGCTGATTTTACTATGGATGCTGCAGGCTTCCAAACCCCTATCGGACAGGATGTTTCAATGACGAAGATCCTCTTCATGGGTAACACGACAGTCAATAACCGACGAAGACTTGGTTACTTGACTTCTATTTCCTAAGAAAGGAGGTTAATACTATGGCTTTTAAACAAGTTGATCGAATCATTTATGGTTCGCAGGCAATGGCGGATACAAGCACAGTTCAAAATCACCCTCTTGGGCATATCATTCAAGCATTTGATTCTACCTATCTTACTGGTGAATTTATCTATTTGAAGGGTGTTGCGTCTACAGTTGTGGGTAGCTTTGTTACTTACGATATGGACGATGGTTCTACAGCTTTGCTAGCAGCTAACGCTACTGGCCCAGTTGCTTTGGCTATGTCTATTTGTGTAGCTAGTAACTTTGGTTGGTATCAGATCAGTGGTAAAGGAGTTGGCAAGGTTTTGGCTAGTTTTGCTGATAATGCTGCTGTTTACAGTACTGCTACTGCTGGCTCAATAGATGACGCAGTTGTTGGCGGTGATAGAGTTCATAATGCAAAAGGAGCTTCGGGTATTGGTACTCCTTCTGCTGGACTTGCTGAGATCACGCTAAATCGTCCTCATACTGATGATATAGCTGATTGATTAATCTAGATTCCTCTCTCTTGTAAAAGGGAGGGAGGTTTCTTCCAAATTATAGGAATTTAATGATATGATACAGCAACTGCTTCAGCAACTTTTAGGCTCTAAAATTGACCGTGACTACGGTGGAAGCCAATTTAATCCACAGAATACTGGGAATAGCGAAGGAGCAGGATCATCTTTTCACGAACCGTCATTTAATCAAAGAGCCCCACAGCACTCAACTGCATATGGAACAGCTCCTGATTTTGGTGCTATAATGGAAAAATTAAAGATGGGGAGAAAGAGGAGGATGAATCCGTCTCCATCAGTTGTCGGCCCATTAATGGCTGGAACGCCAGGAACGCCACAAGTTCATCCATTAAGACAGCTTTTAAATAACATGATCGGGCCGAGGTAGATAATCCCCTTGACAAGCAATTGTCAAAGTCGTGGCTGAGGAGGATGCTTACGCGTTTATCGGGGCGTGTAGGCATTCTTCTGGGATTTAGGTAACGGATTTTAAATATGGTATGTTACGGCTTAACTTACCACATAAAGGAAAACGAATGGCTGATATAGATCAATTACTTTCAACTATACTTGCAAAGCAAGAACCTAGACAACAACAGTTTAGAGATGACTTGGCTGAGGAAGAAAGGCGAAAGAAAATAGGAACTATCAGGCAAGGATCATTTTATGATGATAACATTGCTCCTTTTGTTAATATGATTAAGCCTGATCAGTATTCAGATCAAGCAAATGTTGATCCAGAAACAGGAGCGCCAATAAAAGGTATGGGGCATTTCTTAACGTCTGGGTTTGGTAATACAGCGTCTAACTCTTTGAGTACAGTTGATGCTTTAAGTATGTTAATGTTAGGTGGAGCAGGAGCTGCAGGAGCTAAGAAGTTATTTAAAGGTGAGAGAGGCGGTTTGGACACGGATTCGATGAAGCAATTAATGGACAAGTTATCTATGCTAACCCGTGGTCAACTAGGCCACTCCAATAGAGGATTAAGTCC